ATCCTGCTGCGGTAAAACAAAAAGCTAAAGAGCTTGGTGTATCTATTGAAGAACTAACCAAAGCAGCACAAACAGTTAACCCAGATATTCAAGTTGCCGATGTAACGAATTACCTTAGTCAAACCGTTCAGCAAGCTGCGTACACACAAAAACAGGTAGACGAAGCCGTTTTAACAGCGCTGCAAAACGGCATGACAACGCAAGAAATTAAGGATATAGCAGAGCAACTAAAAGTACCGACAGAATCTGTTAATAACGCCTTTGTAAAACTGGTTGGAAGTCAATCAGATGCCGATATTATTAAAGGTGTTACAGCGCTTGATACAACAGGCGGAATTACTTTCGAAAGTATCGTTAAGTACGCAGATAAAAATAAATTACCGTATGCAACAGTAGCTAATGCGCTCAAATCTACATTTACAAATACTACGGGAGAACAGATCTTAGATTCAATGGTCTATGAAAAAGACCGTCAGCAATTTAGTGCTTTAGCACAACCATCTCTTAAAGATGGCAAACCTGTTCTGGATGCAAAAGGCAATCCTGTCACCACAGTAAATCTTGGTGATGCTATTGCAGAGAGTATTAAACAGGGGATTGATCCAAAGAACCTGGTTAAGTTTTATGGAAAAACGGATGCTGAATTTAAAGATCTGGTTAATAAAAACTTATCCAGTATTGCAAGTACATTGCGTAGCGCAGGTATTGACGCGCAGCAAGGTTTAACGGATCTTCTTGGCGTAGATAAATCTGCAACACAAACCGCTTTACGTGATTTTGATGTAACCACTAAGCTACAGGACTTACAAAAAGACAAGCTTACATATAGTGAAATACTGGGAGTTGCCAAAGAAAACAACATACCAATCACTGATTTTGTAAATAAATACCTTGGTGGTGATAATAAAGAAGCTTTAATAAATGCGTTAACCGCTGAAACAAAATTCACGCCACAAGAACAAGCTTTACGCGAATCGTACAGGGGTATGGAAGCCGCCCCAACAATGCAGCAGGTTCTTGATTACCAAAGGGATGCGAAATTATCTGATGCAGAGATGGAGCGCATCTTTGGCGATCTCACAAAAGTAAGCGCAAATGATCTAGATAAAACAAAGACCTCATTACGGCTAGAAGATTTAAAGAGTGATGGAACGTTAACGCTGAATGAAATATTAGGCGTTGTTCAAGATAAAAACATGTCGGTAAATGACTTTGTAAACCGATATTTAGGTGGGGACGACAAACAAAAGTCCGAAGCAATTGCATCGCTTAATAAAGAACTGGAGTTTTCCCCACAGGAACGCTCATGGCGTGAAGCGTATAGCAACATTAAAGACCCTATTAATATTTCACAGGCTGCTGATTTCCAAACGGCTAATAAATTATCTGATGCAGATATGCAGCGTATATTTAATATACCTGCTACATCACTTGATAATTACCGTGTAAGTACGGCGCTACAAAGTTATAGCGGTGAGGATAAGCAACTTAGTTATTCTGAGTTAGCGCAGTTTGCCAAAGACAACAAGATGGATTTGGCCAAGGTTGTGGATTACATAGGTACGGATGAAACAAGGCCTGACATCCTCAAGAACCTACAAAACTATGTCAAGGATAGTGAGTTCCAGTCTGGGTTGAGTAATGTACAGCTTACAGACCATACAGGTAAGCAATATTCTGCGGCAGATCTTTACAAGTTATCCCAACAAGTAAAACAAAACTTTGATCTTAAGAATTCAACTGGCGGTGTTTATAAAACAGAAGGTGCAAACGTAGGTTTTGCATACGATGAAGCTAAAAAGCTCATGCCTGAGGGTAAAGACCCGACGGTGCTGGATCAAATATCATTAGATATAGCAAGGAATTTATTAAACAGAGGTATTACAGATGTTGCGGATCTAGCAAAACCGCCCGAGAAATTTGAAGAAGATACTGCATTTAAAGAGCCGGACCGAGGTGTTGCAATCAACCAAAACCTTGGAGCAACGTATGCAGGAAAAGGCGGAACGATATATTACGCAACCGTTGACGCATCTGGCAAACCAACATTTTCGACGTCTTACGTAGATACATCGGATAAACAAGACATAGGAATGATGGTGGCGTGGGCGGCGGCAGTTGCTGCGCCATACATACTGCCTGAGTTAATTGGAACCGCTGTCGGCGGTGTTGAATTAGCGGCTCTTGGCGGAGAGGCTGCGGCAGGCACAGGACTTGCAGGGTCTTTGGTATCGGCGGGTGTTCCAGCTTCGGTTGCAAATTATGCTGCTGCTGCAATAGTAAATGGTGTGTATAACGGCGTAGTAGCGGAAGCTTCAGGCGGCGATTATACAAAAGCGTTTATCAATGGTGGGGTCGCACCTGTTATTGGACAGCTAGCAACGAATGCAGTAAGTTCAATAACCTCAGGTTTACCAAGTGGCGTCGCAAACGCTGTAGGCAATGCTGTAACTCAGCTAATTACATCCGGTGAAATTGATGTAGGCCAAATGGCCTTAGCGGGGATGAAGCCGACTGCTATCCAAACACTGATTGATGCAAGTGGTGGCGCATTGAACCAAGCCACGGCAAGGCTTGTGTTCGATACGGTGGCCACGGGCGGTAAAAACATCACAAGCTTGGCAGATAATCCTGCTGCTGTTGTTAATTTTGTTGTTAAAAACGAAGGGCTGTTCAATAGCCTAGCAACTTCTGCAACAACAGGGACGGCACAAAAACCAGCAACGGCTGATTTGACTGGACTTGATACGGTTCAAAGAGAGGTAATAACAAGCCAGCCGAGAACTGAATCTGTACAAGGCGAGGCGTTATTCCAAGACATCAACCAGACAGAGCTTGGCAAAGAAATAGCTCAGATAGGGATTGTCAAGCCGCCTGGAGAGATCATATCAACAGACACTTCTGGAACGCCCACGGGTCAAGGACAAACTTCAACATTGAAAGAAATACATGGGGTTGACCCAACCGCAGGCGGGCAGGCAACGCTAGGAACAAAAACAGACATAACACCAGAGGATTCAGGATTCGCCCAGCTACAAGGCTTGCGATTCTTGACGGCAGCTGATAGGGCTGCTGAAGATACCGGATGGGCGCAACAAATGCTTGGTTATCGGATAGATCCGAAAACCACAACCATCCAACAAATTGTTGATGAGTCCGGCAAGAGATATTCCATCCCTTCTGGTGCGGTACTAAATTACACGCCAGAGGGTGACCTTATTGGTTATCGCTCTAATAATGTGGATTACAGGTTAGATAAGCCTGGTGGAGTGTTTAAGCCATACTCACCAGACACCACAGTGCCGTCATGGAATCCTGATAATAAGTCGATGGATGAGTTGTATGCCGACTTCAAAAAAGCAGTTCCAGGCGCATCAACACAACAATTCCAAGGCTGGTTGATGGCAGCAATTGCCGGACAAAAATCGGGTATGTATGTCCCGATGTCATCGTTTAACCCAACGCCCGAACAGAAAACAACCTTATTGCAAGATGTATCAAATATTGCAAAAGGGGCTGGCTCTGGGGTAGCCCTTGGCGGGACAGATCTTGCATTAGCAACCCTTGGCTGGGCGCAAGCTGCGGCAAGGACTGCGGGTTACGATGTCAAGTTCAATTCAATTGACGATGTTATCAAGTTCCAGTCAGACATGGATAAGCTTGGGAATAAAGACTTCCAAAACATCTTCCGTAGCACAATCTCAAGCTTACCAACAACGGCGGCGGTCTTGTTAGCATCATCAACAGGGGTTGGAGCGATTGGCGCTGGCGCAACGGCATTTACAGTAGCTGGTGCAACGACAGCAGGAAGAGAATATGCAACGGCATATAAAGATTTAATTGGTAAAGGTTTTTCTCCAGAAGATGCGCATAGCAAAGCATTAAGCAGGGCGGCGCTGCTCGGCACGGTGGAAGGTCTTGGGGAGTCAATATTTCCAGGCGCAGATATAAAGCTTATACGGTCAGCGATGAATCTTGCGCCAGGGGAATTTGTAAAACAATATGGCATAACACTTGCAAAAGAACTGCCGCCGGAAGTTGCAACTAATTTATTGCAGACATACATTGACACGCTACCAGGAATTGGGCTGAAACCAGGGAAAGAATATTCACAAGATGAGCTTATGCAAATCTTGCGTGATACGACTGTCACAACTGCTGGGCAAATCGCTGTTATGGGCGGTAGTGCAAAACTAATCAATCAATTTAATAGTCAACCTGTAACAACGTCCAATGGCCAACAGGTATTGAATCGCCAAGGAAGCCCAGTCCTGATGTTGAGTACAACACAAAAGCCTGGGTTCACGCTGTCTTTAGCTGGACCGCTTACAGGACAAACAACAGTTTTACCATCAGAAAATGCTCAATCATCATCGGCAGAGTCAATTTTTGATGCAGTGTTAGACAACGAAAGTAAATATGGTTACACCCTGCAAGGTGTTAATTTAAACAACAATACATTTACGGTGAAGCTCGATGATGGGCAGACAAGTGTGTTTAGCGCCGAGGATTTGCTCAATAAGGCGTTGAATTTAAGAACTATGGAAAACAAGAATTTGGCGAATGATGTTGCCAACTCAATAGACGTTGGAGACAGACTTGCGGTAGATCTTGCAAAATCAATCCAATCTTTACCTGCTAATCAAGTAAGCGGAATAATTGTAAGCGCTAGCAGCAAAGGCGCGATCATGGAGACAATGGAAGGTCAGTACATCTTTGTTCCAAACTATGGCGCTTCAACAGCAAAAGATGGTGTAGCAGCTGCACCAATACAGCAAGGCGATCGAGTTATTGCAAGTCAAAATCTTGTGAGTCCTGTAACCACAGTTACTACACCAGATGGGAAAACAACTGTAGCGGTAGACACATTAAGAATTGATCCGGCAGCTGGCCTTGGCCGGATTATTGGTCTTAATGATACGCAAGCACTGGTGGTGCTACCTAACCAACAAGTAGCAACGGTCAATAGATCTAATCTTGCAGATGCAACAAATTTAAACCTAAAGACCGGTTCAACGATTGCTTTAAATCCAAATGTTTTAAGCGCTACGGACATTCCAGTAGCAACAATCCAAGATGATTTTGGATTAAGTAATGAAGATTTACTTAAAAGTCTATTACCTCCATCACTGACTGCGAATCAATTACCTGTACTGGTGAATGTCAATACTCCAACCGGCGCATCGGTAATTAACACGGCGTTGCCTGATGTATCAGTGGGTAAGGTGGTGAGCATAGACCCGGTGGCGCAAACCGCTCTTGTGGCTTCAGCAATTGGCAATCCTCAGGTTATTAATTTGCAAGGTATGTCACCGGAGGTAGGCTCTGATTTGTTTTTCAATCCGGCAACAAGCATGGTATTGGGTACACCAATTGCCACGGCGCCGGTTACACAGACGCAACCATCTGGACTTGGTTCTTTAGTTCCACCAACTTACACGCCTATTGGAACAACGCCGCCACCGATTGTTCCACCACCGATTGTTCCGCCTGATGTACCTCCCGTAGTAACGCCGCCACCGATTGTCCCGATAGGTGTGGACACAATTCCAGGCATAGGTATTGATACCGTGGAAGGTGGTGCAACACCGGTCATACCACCGCCTGTTATATCGCCACCGGTCATTACGCCGCCCGTTGAAACGCCTCCAGTAGTTACACCGCCTGTTGTAACACCTCCGGTAGTAACGCCTCCCGTAGTAACACCACCAGTAGTAACACCTCCGGTAGTTACACCTCCAGTAATACCACCCATAATTCCTGTAGTAACACCACCAACGGGGCAACCTACAGAATTTGGTTATCCAGTAGTTCCGCCACCGGAGCTTTATGGAACTTACGAAATGCCGTATCCTAATTACCTGCGCCCATTAGATCCATATTTAGGATATGGCATCGGCGCCCTGATGGGAGAGTTATATGATGAAAAGCAGGGGAATGGGGGATATCAACCCTTCCAAAATGCCCAAGGCCAAATTAAAATCCCGGCGTGATAACACTGACTTTACGCAGTTTGCGCAAGGTGGAAAGGTCGGGTTATACGCCAATATTAATGCCAAGCGTAAGCGTATTGCGGCAGGGTCTGGCGAGAAAATGAGAAAGCCTGGCGCTAAAAGTGCGCCCACGGCAGAAGCATTTCGCAAGTCGGCGCTGACAGCTAAGAGCTAATCATGACCACTTCAGGTACAACGACTTTTAATCCGAACTTAAATGAGCTTGTCGAGGAAGCGTACGAACGCTGCGGCAGGGAATTAAGGTCTGGTTATGATTTACGAACGGCTAGACGCTCGCTTAATCTTTTGCTTACAGAGTTTGCAAACCGTGGGATAAATTTATGGACCATGGAGCAAGGTGCTATTCAGCTCTATGCTAATCAAATCACCTACCCGTTACCGATTAATACAGTTGATCTTGTTGAAACGATTATCCGAACAGGAGAAAGTCAAAACCAAACGGACATTAATATCAGCAGAATCTCCGTTAGTACTTACTCTACGATACCCAATAAGCTTGCCACGGGGCGGCCTATTCAGATCTACATTGACAGGCAGGGAGGGCAAACCTATGTCTTTACTGGGACGCTGGCGGCTAACATCACATCCTCTGCTACGACAATACCGATGTCTAGCCTCGCAGGGATACCATATGCAGGATATGCAAACATTGGAGCGGAGACGGTTTATTACTACGGTACTAGCACCCAAGCGGAAAATGTTGCAACGGGTGTTTCAGCTTATGCAACTTTAGATAACGTAGTTCGTGCTCAGAATAATACAACGGCTGCATCGCATACAGCCGGTGATGCGGTAAGTAATACCAAGTTTCCGAATGTCACGGTATGGCCTGCGCCGGACCAAGGGTCGATTACGACACCTTATTACACGCTTGTTTATTGGCGGATGAGAAGGTTGCAAGACGCAGGGAATGGTGTGAATGTGGAAGACATCCCATTCAGATTCCAAGAGGCTTTGATTGCAGGATTAGCTTATAAGCTATCCATGAAAGTGGAAGGCGGGTTGGAGCGCATGGCTATGTTGAAGGCTCAATATGATGAGGCATGGCAGTTAGCGGCAGATGAGGATCGAGAGAAGGCGCCGATTAGGTTTGTGCCAAGGCAGGGATTTTTAGGTTTCGGGGGCTACTAATGCCAACGCCAACAGAATTAGCATGGGCCGCAGGTTTTTTTGATGGTGAAGGCTGCGTAATCGTAGAGCTATCAAAAAGTGATAGATGTCGTCATGGGCACAGGACAGTTTTGCATACTCAGGTTAGCCAAACAAGTTTGCCTTGCTTAGAATTATTTTTGGAATGGTTCGGCGGAAAAATAGTAACCAGTAGGGACAGAACACCTAATGGTAGGCGCTGGTCCATCCAACATAGATGGGGCATAAAGAACGAAGGCGCCATGGAGTTCTTGAAACAAATCAGGCCCTATCTGGTTGTAAAAGCTGAACAAGTTGATGTTGCGCTTCAATACCCTATACGAAGAGAAGATGGCGCAAAGTATGGCAATTTATCAAACCCAATTCCTGATCACGTCATGCAGGCTAGGCTAGATATACGAAAGATGTTGCAGGATATACGCGCTTCGATGAAGGAACCGGCTTACCCTCCCGGTACCAATCATGCCGAATAGATTTGCCAGTGGCAAGTTTGCTATCGCACAGTGCGACGTGTGCGGCTTCAGGTATAAACTGAAGCAACTGAAGCAGTTAGTGATAAAAACCAAAAATGTGAATATACTTGCGTGTACGGAATGCTGGAATCCCGATCAACCTCAGCTACAGCTTGGCATGTTCCCCGTGGACGATCCACAGGCCGTACGGAATCCTCGTCCCGATTCCAATTCGTATTACCAGTCAGGCTACAACGGGATGCAGACGAACAACACGGTAGGAACTAACCCGCTTTATACGGGTGTTCCGCTAGAAGGAAGCCGAACAATTGAGTGGGGCTTCAACCCTGTTGGCGGTGCAAGATCATACGATTACGGCATGACCCCTAACCATCTTGTGGGTCAAGCATTGTTAAACAGTGTCACTGTATCTTAGGAGCCGACATGAAAGATGATATGAAGCAGGACAAAAAGACCGCGGCTGCTGCGGTACACAAGCATGAGAAATCCATGCACCCAGGTAAGCCTTTAACCAAGATGCGTAAGGGTGGTCCTACATCAGAGATGATGAAGAAGATGGGACGTAATCTTGCTCGCGCACGTAACCAGGGGTAATCCATGGCTAAGTACTCAATGAAGATTGGCGGTAAAGAAGTTGGATCGGCGGCTGTATATGCAGAGCCACATACCATGACCGGCGCAAAGATTGTTGCTTCAGAGCAGTGCGGCAAGGAAATGCCGTATAACATGGATAAGGATTGGCAGCCGACTCACGGTGTTGCGATTAATCCTAACCTTGGTGTTAAGACATCTGGGATTAAAATGCGTGGAGCCGGGGCTGCAACTAAAGGTACGATGTGCCGAGGGCCAATGGCTTAAGGAGCCATCATGAATTGGGGCGAGCTTAAGACTGCGATACAAGATTATTGTGAAACGACGTTTGATACGACATCACTTCAGACGTTTGCACAACAAGCTGAACAGCGCATCTTTAATACCGTACAGTTTCCATCACTTCGCAAGAACGTGACGGCTGTCTGTACGCTGAACAATCAGTACCTTCAATGCCCCACGGACTTCCTTGCGCCTTATTCATTAGCGGTTATTGATACGGATGGATCGTATTACTACCTGCTAAACAAAGATGTGAACTTTATACGGGAGTCATTTCCAATCCCGTTAGGTGCAGGCAATACAGGACGTCCTTATTGCTATGCGTTATTTGGCACGGATTACCCAACGAATACCAAGGAGTTGGTATTTATGCTTGGGCCAACGCCAAACTATGCGTATTCAGTAGAGTTGCATTATTTCTATTACCCAACGTCTATTGGTCTTGGGGATACAAGTGCAACGACCACATGGTTAAGTGATAACTTTGATTCGGTCTTGCTATACGGATGTTTGATAGAGGCTTACACGTTTTTGAAGGGTGAGCCTGACATGATTGGGAATGTCACTAACCGGTACAAAGAGGCGCTTATCCTTGCGAAACGTCTTGGTGATGGTCTTGAGCGGCAGGATGCTTACAGGTCTGGGCAGGTTCGGGATAAGGTGGTGTAATGGCAATCATACAAACCCTGACAACAAGCTTCAAAGTTGAGCTGGCTCAGGGCTTGCATAACTTTACGGCGGTGACGGGAAATGTCTTTAAGCT